CTGATTCGGCCCGCCGATCAAGCGACCTAAAAACGAATCGGATTGCGTGAGGTAGGTATCCTCCCACCAATGGAAAACGCCTGCGATGAAATCCGCAGCCAGGAATGAGAGGATGATGAACAGGAGCAACTCTATCATTAGGTAAATCACGACAGTCCCTTTTGAAACAAAACCGTTTCTACCTTTTGCAGCTTAACCCTTGCTGAGTCATGATCGCCATCAAGAGTCGCAATCCCAGCTTCAGCAACCAAACCGATCGCATGGTGCGTCACGTTATGAGACTGCTGATCCTTTGTGGCTGTTGCTTCCAGCTTTGCTAATGTTTCTGCGTTCTTCTCTTGAGTAGCCGTCGCAGAGTTCATAAACGCTATGTGCGCTTCAGCAATCCTCGGGCCGTACTTCCTACCAAGAGTGAAGAACAGCCATAGAAACGGCCCAACAAACAGAATCAGGCAGGCGAACGGGATTCCTACTGCTTGAACAAATTGAGCAACACTTGTCCAATCGATACTCATGGCTAATCTTTCTAAAAAAGGCGACTATGGGTTTGGGCAGTTTCCGTTGACGCAGAGCCCTCGAATGACGGCTTTCAAGCACTCTTTGTATTCTTCAGTTGTTTGCGGGTTCGATTTCGCAATCTCTTTGTCCACAGGTATCCTCCAGACATTCAACCAGTCTTTGTTCCTGCTGGTTGGTTGCCGCATAACAAAACAAGTTTCAATCGTACTTGTAACCATGCCTTTCGCGTCAGGTAGGTATTGCGGAAGCTTTGGTAGTAAATTCGTAATTGAACTCGCAAGAAGCGATGTCGTACCTGCGTCCTGAAGAGTGTCAACCGCCGCTTTTGAAGTAAGACGTATCGACTCGTAATTCGGAGCAACTGGGTTGGGCTGCGGAGTTGGATTTGGTGATGGCGTTGGCGTAGGAATTGGCTGGATCGCTGAAGCGGTGACGTTAATCGTGTGCCAACTGTAGGCAATGTTTGCTTGCTTGTCGGCAACAATCAGACCGAATTGGTACTTTCCAGGGGTAGGTATCGAGAAAAACACATTTGCGCCACATGAAGCCGACTGCGACTTGAGTTCCTCTGGGATGATCCAGACCTTGTTGTCGCCAACAGCATCCTCGTGCGAAAGGAACACCAGCGTTCCAGCAAGAGCCGTCGCTGGCCCTTTGATCGAAGCTTTGAGTTCTTGTCCGATCGCTGGCACTACCAGCATTAAAAACAAAAGCAGTGTTCTCATGGTTTCCTGTACTTGGCTAGCGGTGCTGCGTGCAAAGCGACACAAAATGCATCGTTTTTTAATACCTAAATCTCAACCCAAACACCAAAGACTAGGGCTTCGGGTCTGGTTTTGGTTGTTGTTTTTTTTGGCGATTTTCGATGATCATCTTGATGATCTCGAAAATGACTGGAATCAAAACCTCCCAACCCTGCGTACCGGCAGACGGAGGAACTGAAGTTGCCGAAACGTTTTGCTCGAGCTCATTGCACTTGCACTCAAGATCGTCCAACAAACTTTCAAGACTTGCGCAGGACATGGTTCCGACTTCGGGCGTGTCGCTGGACGCATCCGATGGGGCAAGCTTTGTAACCAAGCAGCCACCGATCCATAACGCCTGAGTGATGGTTTGCGTGGTAACTCCTTTGCGAGCATCAGCCACCCAGCCGAGAATGCAAGAAAGAGAAACATCCGAAGTGAATTTGCTTTCGCACGGCATAGTAAAAACCTTTCCTAAGTTGATAAACCTAAACTACAAAAAAGCGATCTGATCGTTTACAAGTGCGGCGATGATGTCCTGAGTCCTTGGTATCCCAAATCCCCAGTATGGGTCATGTCCAGGGTTGCCTTTGTCCTGGGTGTATTGCGCAAGGAAAGCCCTGACAGCCTCAACACCAGTGAATGCCGCCTGCCCCTCTCGTCGCATCAATTCAACAATGAGGCACAGCAAACCCGCCGCAAATGGGGTAGCCATGCTTGTGCCAGACATGGCTCGGAAGCCATTGGTGGTCGAGCATGAAATAATGTCCTGACCTGGGCAGCACATATCAAGCTCGCGACCGCCAGAAGAAAACGATGCTCGCTCTCCATCTTGTCGGTATGCACCGATACAAAGCGATTCTGGATATTTGGCTGGATATCCAATCGTGTTTTGCCTGCCAGTGAATCCCGCATTGCCAGCAGCCGATACGACAATCGATCCTTTGCCCCATGCGTATTTCAATGCGTCTTGCATCGGAGCGTAAGGACTGTCCGATCCGAGCGACATCGATATCACATCGGCACCATTGTCCGCCGCCCATCGGATCCCCTGAGCGATCGCCTCAGACGAACCACTACCGCGATTGGATAAAACCTTTCCGACCATCAGAGATGCTGCGGGAGCCAGTCCGATACCGTCCCTTCCAAGAACAGTTCCGGCGCAATGGGTTCCATGCCCGTTGCCATCTCTCCAGTTTTCACCTTGGATGAACGACTTCGCCTCCACTGGCTCTGGGAGCAGGTCGTGAGAGTTCATTCCAGTGTCGAGGATAGCCGCACGGATGTTTGCACCTGTTCCTCGCTTCCAAATCGGCTCAAAGATCGCCTTTGGCAAGTGCCAGAGGTTTTCTGGAGCAGCGAAAAACTGAACACCAGAGACCAAATCTGGCGGCAAATAAACAGGAGGACTCGTGTCTCGCATGTTGGATCTCGACAAGGATGATTGCGAAGAAAAACAGGGGAGCAGGCACCTACCTGCCCCCCGTAGATCTCAAACAGAGACGCTTAGGTCAGCATTTGAGCGCAAGCGATCCAGTCGACCTTCATGTTCAACGCGGCGTTGCCAGCGATGTCCTTGATTCCGATGATCGGAGCAAGAAGCACATCGTCTGGGAAAGTTGCCGCATCGATCTCAGAAGCCGTTAGGCGAGCAGGAGCCGAAGCAGTTCCAGCCAGAGCACCATTGACGAAATACTCAACGGTCTTCGGGATAGCCTTGTAACGGAAGCCAAGCTTGACATAGGTATCAGCGACCATTGTGGCGATCGCGTTAAGCTTCGTCTTGGTGGCACCGTCTTGGTAGGTCTGACCGTCTGCCTTGTAAGCACCGTCAACAGCAGCCCCCTCGGCTTGAAGATGCACGAACCCGAGGAAGTTCTTGTCAGCCAGAGCACCAGTGGTGTCGGCAAACAATCCGTCCGTCGCGCCCATGCTGACTTCGCCAAGACCAACTGCCCACGACCACTTAGCCGCAGTGATTGCACTGACGCTAAGTCGAGTCTCAAACACCAAGTCGTTGTTGGCAAGCAAGAACGGAGCACCCAAACCGCGACCCCATTGCAGGACAGCTTCGTCGTTTGCGGCGTTTCCGTCGATCGCAAGTTGAATCAAGCCCTTTTCGGTGGCGGTGTCAGCGATCTGCTCGATCGAACAGCCGGTTCCCTCAAGGATTCGATACGGGCCTTCTGCCGTGGTAGCCTGGAACGAATGGAAGTTGTCAAAGAACCCAAAAAGAGGGTTCCCAGACTGACCATAGTCAGGGCCGCCGAGCGGATTAAGCCGGAATGGAGCAGGAAAATTCTTCCACAACCTCCCACTTGGAAGGTACCCGATGTCAAGTTCGTCAAAAGTAAGCATGATTTTCCCTTTATGGAAAGTTGCGGGATTGTCCCAGCTTTGGGTGGGCGTTGTCCCAGTACAAAAAACTGGCGGGCGAATTTACCGTCTGCCCGCCAGAGACGCTTCTGTTCAATCCGCTGACTATGTGTCAGCAAACCTACTAGGCGGTTTCGGTCACGGTTTGAGTGCAATAGCCACGGAAGTTACCGCGACGATTGAAGCAAACCATCTGAACCGAGTCGTCCATGCAACGAACGCGAACATTGCTCATCTCTGGGTGCTGGAACGCCTTTCGCTTACGCATTTGCCGACCGGCAGCGTAGTAAGCCTTGAAGGTCGCCCAGTTCACGCCGAGGATGACACCATCGGTGCGAGCATTGACGCTGTTCTGGTTCGTCCAGGCTGGAACCCAGGTCATCGGAACACCACGGATATACACGGTTCCGCTGTGAGCAGCCATGTCGTCCCCGATGTTATCGTTGCCGAGCTGGAGCAATCGACGACCAGAAGCCAAGACGCTGTGAGTGGTAAGCAATTCCCAATCGCTTCGCTTTTGGCTAACAATGTCAGGACGCTGAACAGGAGGCGTAAATTGGCAAAGATCCATCGAGTTGATAACCTTCTCGACAAAATCACTGCGGCTCACCGAAGTGTAAGGGAACGTGCGGTTTCGCCATTGCGGATACTGGGTGCAGGAGATACCTCCAACACCGTTAGCACCCCAACCAACAGGCTCAAAGCCGTTGAACCCTTCCGGAGCGTTATTCTCCGTCACGCTGTCGTTCGTGGAGGTGATCCACCAGAGCAACGACGCGACCGAAAACGGGGTCTGGGTTGGTGCAACAGGTCCAGGACCAAACACCAAATCTTCCATGCCCGTGTAGAACGAGGTCATAAGATCTCGCTCCATATCCTCGATGTAATCGTAAATCTGCCGACCGCCAGTGCGGAATATCTCTTCGTCGATGTCGTAATGGTAATTGTTCGTGGTCAACGCCCACTTCAACTCGCCTTCGTCCAGAGTGTTCACGCGAGTCGATGAGTCTCGGTGATACAATCCGACCGTCTGGAAGTTGTCGTTGGTGTTGACTTTAACCTTCCACTTGCACTGCGACGTACTCATCGTGTCTTTTTTCAGGTTGCCCGAGAAAAGACGCGAAGCATACTTGTACTCTTGCAACGACAAGGACAAGTCCTGTGCTGCAAGCATCTCCTCACCAGCGAACTTCTGGTGAATACTGTTGACGAAATCGTCAATTTGCTCAATCGATAGTGCCATTTGGCAACTCCTTTACTGGTTACGACCTTTCGAGCTCTCGATAGAGCCGATCAGCTTCTTCGCGAGGATCTTCGCGTGGAGGCTGCGGTCTTGTCGGGCTTCCACCCTGACGAAGTTGGCTCTGCCTTGAGACTTTTTGGGTCTGCTGTTTCAAACGTTTCTTGGTGATTTCGTCCGCGAAAACCATGTTGGCTACACGACCAACTAGCTTATCGTTTAGTTCCGCAGGACGACCGAGGCGCTCAAGACCGATCAGTTGCGCTTTGACAGCAACATGAAGTTCTCTGCGCCGCTCGAGTTCTTCGTCGGATTCACTCCCGGTTTTCCCAAAAAGATCGGAGAAACCAAGTTGATCGACGTAGCTATCGAACTGTTGCTCTTCGGCTTGGGCGTTCACATCAGCAAACCTCGCTTCGATCACCGACAGTCGCGATTCGTAATGATCACGCAGTCGAGTAAACTCGTCGACGATCTCATCGTCATAGAGATCCTTGCTAAGCGAAACCTCGTACCGATTGCTATCCTTTCCGACAGCATCTTCTTGCTTGGCTTCTTTCTTGCTGAATTGACCCTTCTCGTTTCGAATCAAGCCTTCGTCGTTATCGGCCAACGCCTTGCGTCCAGCCTCAAACGCCTTCTTGTCAAGCAATTTCAAAGCCTTATCCAACTCCTCGCGACTGGCAAACTCCGACAAGTCAGACTTGTCGATGCCATACGCGGCAACCTCGGCTATCACCTTGTCGTTGACCCACTTGGGAGCACGCGACTCGTCGCCGGAAACCTCGCCTTGATCATCATCATCGGCGGCACTGCTGGAATTTTCCTCAGCAGGTGTTTTGTTGATCGATGCGGTGTCAGTGATGATTTCCGCATTCGACTTGCGATCGCCCATGCGCTCTTCTGCCACTTCTTTGGCAACAGTATTGGCATAATCCTTGATTTCATCGCTCGTCATGTCTTCGTTTAATTCGATAGTCTTACTCATCCCCATAGCCTCCGTCTAAATCCCTGAAACCGCGCATTCGCAGAAATTCGTTGCGTGCGCGACGACTTGTGAATCGCACCTGACCGTTATCCATCACCGCAGCACCTTGAATACTGTGCTTTTTGATCAGATCTCGAGTTTCGCCAACTTGGCTTTTCATGACACCGCACCCGTCAGAAATAAGCGGATTGTGCTCGGTGTAGGTGTTTGCCGCCATGGCTGGTCTTTCGAGCCAATCCGGCTTGCGAGGAACAAGCTTTTCAAGCTCTTGCTCGGTGACAAACTTGCCTTTGTACTTGTATTTGACTGTGCTCATCATCCAGCCCCCTGCAACATCGAGTTTCTTTGTTGCGAATTGATTTGCGGGTTTCCGCCCATCAAGGTTTGTATCAAAGCGTTGTTCCTAGCGGCTTCTGTGCCACCACTACTGATATTCCTTCGGATTGTCTCCCTGGTTGTTGTCGGAGACTGGCGAATCGTGTTCTCGTCGCCACCTAACATGTCCGAAGGGTTTGCAAACGTGATGAATCGCTTAAACTCTGGTCGATTTTTCAGCCTTGCGATCTCGTCAACAATTGCCTCTGCGTCAATCGAGGCTCCCGATGCCTGGAACATCGGCCAAAGCGGTGCGATCTCACGCAACACCTGGAAGAGCTCCTGAAGCTTCTGCTCGGGAGTTTTGAAAACCATGGAGTACGGTTCCACTCGGAACTCATAATCGTCAAAGCTTCCTTCCCTGTAACCTGGAGTCCAATCTGAATTAACTTCGATACCAGTGTTACCAACAGGCATAGATGTTTTGAGCTCAAGTGTCGAATCCTCCCACATAAGACGACCAAGATCCAAGATGCACTCCGAAGCAAACGAAACAACAGACATTCGCATGTCCGCTACGTTCTTCGATACGTTTCCGTGAATCAGTTCTTCCTGGCCGAGTGTCGATGCCTGCTGACCAAGCCCACCCATCGCTTGAAGGTTTCCAGCGAATCGATCGTATTCCGACTGTAAGAAGGTAGCCAAAGCCATGTCTCTTTGGTCGATACCGCCAACCTCGAACTGCTTGATCTGATCTGGACTTCGACCTCTGTACCAACCGTTGCGCTCTGATGTCCTGATTCGCTCCGCGTCGTCTTCCATTCCTGGTGGATAGATATTCACCTTGCGATGGGAGTCAGAATCATCCTCCATTCGCCTGTGCAAGCGGTTCTGTAGATCGTGCATCCCTTTAAGGTTGATCGCTGGAGACGTTGGTATCACATTGTCTGGAGTGTCACCAAGCGACAGGAACTTGTATGGGCCAGCTTGTGATCCGATCCAATCGCGCTCGATTAGAGGCGGCAAATCTTGCTGATCACACACCATGGTCGCAATGGAGTTGTTCTCTGCGATCCATACGTCCATCAACCAAACCATATCCTTCAGGTCGTCATCCTCGGCGCTACCCCAGTCAGATCCAATATCCCTGACCGCACCAACAGAATCCTGATGCTGCCTGGAGGTTGGTTTCAGCTTATCCCTGACCTTCTTGTCGTACCCAGGCTCGTCCATCACCTTTTCGTAGTCAGCTCGGTAGCGATGACCACAATACCGCATCTTGCTGAGCTCTCGGGCTGGCATGTCGAGTATCAAATCGTCGATCGATACGCGATTGAACCACGGCTCACCTGGATCGAGCCAAACATCTTCCTCGGCTTCTAGCAGTCCATGGAAGCGAGTGTCAGTGTCTCGCATCATGACTACGCCACAGCCAAGGCAGAAGAACGCATCCATAACGATGGCTCGAAACGTCTTGTCGAGAGCCATGTCGCTGATGAGTTTCTTGAGGTTTACTTCGAAACGCCTTGCGAACGGAAGCATTTCCATTCTTGAGGTGGACACCAACACGCTCGGGTTGTTGGCGGCGAGGGCAACCGTATAGATACGTGCCGTCTGGTTCATCAGATTAACCAGAGTCTTGTTCTCTGCGCCTGATTCGGCGTACCAAGAACCGACATAATCCCTGATCAACTCTTTGCGGACGCGACGGAATGGCTCCATCGCATCGCGAGACGAGCGAATCGCTTTTAGAAGTCTGCTTCGTTTTTCAGGGTTGGATAAATCGAACATTACCAGTCAAATCAACTTCGGAATTTTCCGGTCGATTTTGGCTGGGTCTTAACTCCAACACAAAACTAAACTTTGAAATCAGCTTATTTTTTTACGCTAGTGCCATACTTGGATCCATCAAGGACGGCTTTTGCGTTTGTCAAGTTTGTGCCCGCTTGTGACCAGAGCATTGACTTCTTTGCGTCTGTCGCAGCTCTACACTGGTCTAGCGTTCTTGCGAGTGCAGAGTTTATCTTTTCAAAAACCTCGTCCCCTGGCTTCAAGAGCCCGTGCGGTGCTTTCTGATAAGCAAGTTGCAAAACGGATTGAGAATAAAGCTGAGCCGCTTCGGGGTCAATCGAAGCCTTCACCTGATCAGCAGCCTTCCCGATCGTCAATTGAATTTTTTCGCTTAGTTCTTCAGTCTCCATTACACCCTTTCAGGTTTTATCCTTGAATCTTATCGCAATACATCACGTATTCCGAACTTCGGGCTGCCAGAACTGACTACTCGTCGTTCCTGGCGTTCTCTCCATAAAAAACTACCATACTCTGGAGTTTGTCCGTTTTCAATATCGCTGTCAACTTTAGAATCCAAATTTTCACCAGAAAACACCAACCAAGCACCAGCAGCAGCGATCGCTCGGTCGCCGTGGTTTTTTTCGGTCGCACCCTTGTTCTTCGTTGGAGAGTGGATAATCCTCCCGTTTTCCCACTCGTACTCTCCGCACTCCTTGAGCATTTCTTCCGATCTGGGAGTGTAATCGCCCTTTTCCATCGCCAAGGCAAACTGTTCAAACATATCGGCTTTGTCGGCATCCCGGCAAGGAAAACCAGCCTTCCTGGACTTTTTCTGCGATCCGAGCTGCGTAACGTCTCGGTAGAAGATGTTTCCGTAGTTGCATACCTCGACGACCTCTTTGGCAAAACCTCCCGAGACACCTGAGTCTTCCCAACCAAGCAATGCTTTGCGCATCCAAAGGCACAAGCCGACGACCATTCTGGCGAATGGGCGTGGCTCAAGCCCTTTAATCACGTACTCGAGTATTTCTTCCCCTGTTCGTTTGTCGATACCAGAGGCTACCGAATTGGACGAATAGGCGCCGACACCACCAGAGGCGATGTCACAAGCGATCGTAAACGGCCCAAGTGGTGGACTGTTGTCTATCCCAGGCTTGAACCACAGCGACAGTGGCCCATCGTCCCTGGGGACTAAACCCTTGAGCTCGAGCGTTTCGCTGTCAAATATCGGCGTTCCTCTCCAAACAGGCTTCTTTCCGTGGTTTTTCTTCATCCGATCGAGCAGATCTGGCGAGAAAACCTTACCGGAGGATCCCTTGGCATCCATGTCGAGCTCGCGTGCGATGTACCGCGGAGTAGCCCCGGGAAGCAGGCAGTGGGAGTCGTACCAGGGCGATCTGAACTTGCCTTCGATCTTGTGCCCTCTCCTTTCGATCGCTCGCAACTCCCTTTCGTGCGTGGAAACGTACTTTTCGACCTGTTCCTGTTCGTCTGGGTTAATTGCCGTCAAAACGCCGTCTTTTTTGATGTACGCCAGTTTTGCGTGTTCTGGGTTCTCCTTCCAATCAAGTGCGTAGACTCTGGTGTTGTCCGGATCGGTTGCCGACTCGTAAAACACACCCGTATCGGCACCGAACGTCGAACAGAGAAATATGCAGTTGGTAACGTGAGCCACCGAGCTCATGATCCTGTAATCGATCCCATTGGCAATGAACTCCTCCGATCCAACTTCGTCGAACGCAAAGAGCGTGGTTCTACCGCCCCGCGCAACATCTGCAGTAGCCGAGTAGCCGATCCATATCGCGTCGGTTTTTGGGATCCTGATTGTGTGGTCGGTGATGTTTCTTTCGTATGGTTTGCCGTCCATCATCCATACCGGCAGCTTGTCGAGCATGTCCGAAAGCTTGTTCATCACCGCTGACGGATCCTTCGAATCGACCGTCTTTTCGTTTCGAGTAACAAGACCTGATGAAAACCCCTTTTCGGTGAGCGCCCTACGGATCTGCACTCCGAGGTACGTGTAGGTTCCGCCCTGAGCTCGGCTCTTCTTGAGTGTCACCGACACTGGATGCTCGGTAGCCATCGCCTCGGTGATCGCTTCATCCATCGCCAGAATCACCGCCTCTTGATGCTTCCACGGGATGAACGGCTTGGTTTTGACTTTCGCTCTCGGCTCATGCACCCATAGGGCGAACGCGAAGAAGAACAGCACATCGGTCTCGCAAGCTTGCAACAAAGCACTTCGGAACCGTTCGTCGACCAATGCTCGCTCTCTGCAAGCGATACGCCACTCAAGGTTTTCTATTGGATCTTTCGGGGCTAGGTCGTAATACAAAGATTCCATTTTTTCTCGATACAAAACGAAAAAAGGCTACGCAACTTTCGTCACGCAGCCTACAGGAGACTTGCTCACAATGGAGTAAGGTGCAATTACTATAACCGACGACTTTTTGATGTCAACAGCCATCATCGCCTTTCAAGAGCCTCTTGCATGCTCATCGTCTTGAGTCTTGCCCTAAGAGTCGATTCCTTGATTCCGTAGGCGAAAGCCCATTGCTTGAGGCTCATTTTCTTGCCAGCGTGCTCGATTCCGCAACTTCCGCAGGACGAGGTGTGTCCGCTTTGCATGTGATCGAGCCTCACTTCGACTTCATTTCCACACGAACACTTGCACAGGAATTTTCGCTTGCCAGTCGAGTA